GTGCTCAAGAGATTTACGACATCTACGCGCTACGTGGTCGCGACTCTGTAACGCGCGGACTACACCGACGCTGGCCCCTGCAGAGCGCGTGCATTGAGACCGTTAAAAACGACACCTGCACGCCGCAAAACGGCCCGACGCTAACGACCGTCAACGAGATGTACGGGGTTCGGCGCCGATGAGGTTTATGGCAAACCTTCGCGGCCACGGCACCCTCGAGCTCGACGTCCGAGACCGCGCATCGTCGTGGCTCCTTCGCTTCGCGCCCTGGACCAACAAGGCGTGGACTACGATCAACGGTGTTATCTATCCGCCGCTTGCGCTGTCGGCCGAGCAGGTTGCAGCACACGGCAGCCGCTACGATTCGACACTCGCGCACGAGGCCGTGCACGTGCGCCAGCAAGCGGGGCTGTCGTGGCCGCTGTTTTTACTGCTCTACGTGCTGCTACCAATCCCGTTCTTGGCTCCAGCGCGCGCGTGGTTTGAGGCGGAGGCTTACGCGCACGAGGCCGAGCACTACGGACGCAGCGCGGACGCGTGTGTCGACGCTATTTGTTCGCGGCTCTACGTCTATCCCGCGCCCAGGTGGCTCGTGTGGTGGATGATGGCGAGATTTATGCAATGAGCGACGACTCCCCAATCACGATGGCGAACCCGGGGCTAGCCAAGCTGTCGCTATGGTTGCTCGGGCTTGTCTCGTCGTTGGGCGTGTATATCTGGCAGGGATCGGCAGAACACGTGCGTCGCCTTGAGATCTCCCAGGCCGCCGACCACGAAACTATTTCCGAGCTCCGTCGGCAGCTGGCGGTCATGACTGAACACGGCGCCGCGGTAGAGGAAAAGGTCGGCCGGATCCTTTCTATTGTCGAGCGTCGCCGGTGAAGAAGTCTGTCATCAGCACCGCACCGGGGATGGGTCAGGCGCTACTTGCGCGTATCAACACGGTCGAGGCAGCGCTTCGCCGCACGGTAGCCGAGCACGAGAAGCTGACCGTTGCAATCAACGACCTTAATTGGAATCTGATCGCGGCCAAAGAAATGCTCCACCGTCTGATGCGCAGCGAGGGCGGGCAACATGCCGCGCCGCACCCACAAGCAGCTGGCCGATATCGCCGGCTCGTGGCTGTCGGCGCACTGCGCAGCATGCGGTGCTGAGTGGCTGTTTCGCTCCAACATGTTTCCCGAAACCGGTGGCCTTGTTCCCCGGGAATGGTGCCGCCATTGCGGGCAGATGGATGTCCGTTGGGCTTGGATCGATGTAGTTGGAAAAGTTACACAGGCCCGCGATAGCGGACCAAGGGAGCCCTGAAATGACGGACACCAAAGAAGCAGCACCGAATTTGGCAATCGACCCGGCTTCACCGGTCACCGGCAACGCGTTTGCGAGCTCAAGCTTCATCGTGACCGCACTGACTATCGTTGGTGCAATTCTGCCGGCGCTCCTGCACCTCATACCGCATGACACGGTGGCCTATGCGATCCTCGCAGCGGCTGCGACAGCGGTGGCCTATATCGTCGACCGCGGTCTACTAAAGCGCACCACGGCGAACGGCGCGGCGGCTATCGCGGTTGCACAGGCTCAAGGCGCGAACGCTATGCCAAGCGCATCGGTGACCGTGAACCAAAACCCTCAATAGCTCCGGCCGCACTGGACGCCATTGGTGGGCTCACCACGGCGGCCATCGTGCGTACGGGGCTGGACCATGTGGCAATGCTCCCGGTTGGTCGAACGCGCGTCGACCTTGGTGGCTACGTGTCGAGCCAGGGGTTTGGCGCGTCGCTGACGGCGGAGGCGCGCATCAACAAGGTGCTGTCCGTTTTTGCGGAGGGCTACGCGCAGCGCATCAGTCAGATCAATAGCGTCGGGGCGATCGCCGGCGTGCGAGCGGAGTTCTGAGATGGCCGGCGGTTGGATTTTAGGAAGAGCTGTTGCGCTCGATCTCGTGCCTATCGGCAACGGGCATTCATTGCACCGCCCCGCTGCAATGGCGTTCCTGCTGATGGCGGAAGCGGCCCGCAGCGATGGCGTTATCTTGCGCGTCAACTCCGCGTTTCGGTCGATGCTCGAGCAGCGACGGGAGTGGTCGTTGCGACAAACCGCTATTGCGTATGGCCGCAAGTACAAAGCGGTTGCTTTGCCGGGGCGCTCAACTCACCAGAGCGGCGTGTCGGTGGATATCAACCGCGCCGATACCGACCATACCAACAACGGTATCGCGGACGGCACGACGGACAGGTGGTTGCAGGCGAACGCGTCGACGTACGGGTGGGTTAACGACGTTCGAAGCGAGCCGTGGCACTGGACGTTTCTTGAGGGCCTAATCCTCTTAAAGATAGTCGCAGGAATCACGTGATCGCCTTGTCTTGCGACCGTGAGCTCCCGAGCTCGTGGGACGTTACGATCGCCAACGAGATCGATCAGCTTCTGGTGTTGCGGAGCAAGCAGCTGGCGGCGGCAGACAGGCAGATCGCGTCTCTTGCTGGCGAGGTTGAATACCTCCGTGTCGACCGCGAGCGCTTAGTTGATCGCAACCGCTACCTCGAGGGGCGTTGGCGCTCGACGGCGGGTGTAGCCCTGGCGACGATTGCGACGCTGCTTGCGGCGTGTGCGGTGCTGGGATGACGGACGACTGGCTGCGCAGCGAGTACGGGCGGCACACCGTTGTCGATATCGACACGACCTGTGAAGTAGCAAAATTGCGCGACGCTCACGCGCGGATTGCGGACGAGCTTGGTGAAATCCATCAGGAGTTGATTGTGACGAAACGACGGGGCGAAGAGTGGAAGTGGTTGGCCGTCGTCTTTGCGGTGGCCTTCACGGCTATAGCGCTGCTCGCGTTGGTGCTTGCGGCGCGCTAGCCCTCGACCTGGCCCGGCTTTCCGCAAAAGCGGGGCGAGCGCAGTGCCTTGGAGGGCGTCGTCCTCGCGCCGCTTCAGCCACTTCGTTGCCCACTCGCCGAGCCACCATAACGACGGTCTGCGATGACCGCCTTCGTATTCGCGATCACCTGCGTGCGTCGCTGAAGCTCGCCGGCGGCGTCCCCCTGGTCGAGCCCGAGGCCGGTTGCGGCCTGCTTCCACCGGCCGTCAGGCATGCGCACCTTGATGTACAGCTTGGCGCCGCGCGGGATGACGTTGGTGGGGTAGGAGCGTCTCATCGGCCCTCCACGTGCTTCACAAGGTCGGCCTTGGCGGCCTCGATGGCGCCGAGCCTCTCGATATAACTTGCGCCGGCGGTGGTGAACGTCTCGCTACTGCTTGGTGAGCGTAACCTCGTAAGTGCCCGTGCAAATTGGGCTATTGTTATCGAGACGCCGTGCAATAAATGTTATGGTGCCGCTGATTTCTTCGCCCTTGTCGTCCTGGATCTCGAGATAGCCCGTCTCCCGTAGGCGTACGTTGTCGGCCTGGAGGGCGCAGTCGATGTCGAAGTCGACACGGCATTCGTTGGCGCTCTCGGACGATGAAATCACGGTGCATCCAGCGTCGGGCTCGGCCTGGATGGAGCTCAGGCTGACGAGCGAATCAGGAAGGTCCAGATCACAATTGCCGCTCTTTTCGTCGTAGTGCAGCTTGTACGTGCCTGACGGCGCAATGTCGGCGCAGTCCTCCGGGTCGCTACTGCCACACGCTGTTGCCGCACACACCGCTGCCATCAAGCCTAGAAGCTTCAAGGTCCGTCTCCGTTGTTGGGGATTTGCCGCTGTCGGCCTAAGCGATGATACGCGAGGATAACGAGATTTCCAGGAACGCGCGGTGCGTCAGGTCCCTGTTGCAACCGAGGGTTCAGGGCCCCGTCTTTTGCGGCGGGGCCCTGAACGATCTCAATCAGAACGGAACGTCGTCTTCTTTTATGTGCGCCTTGCCGTTCCCGGCCGAAGGCGCCTTGGGCTTCAACGCCTTGTCGACGCCACTTAGGAAGGTTGCGACCTCGAAGTAGTTGTCCTTGATCACAAACTTCGCCTCGCCGAACCGCCCTTCGATCTCAAAAAGCTCGGGCGGACTGCCGTAGTCGAGACCCACGCACCCGAGGAACGACTTCAGCTTCCAGGTCACTTTGTCGTAGAAAAGGTTTGTAAAGCACGGGACATCCCGGCCCTTGAAGTCGACGAGAAGCTTCACCGACAACCCCCGAGCGCCGGTGCTAAAGGTCTTCTCCTCCGCCCGGTCGACTTTGAACACGTAGGTTCCTGGGAGCAACGGATCACGGGTGGTTGAGCTGGCAAGAAGATCTGGTGTGTAAGAAAGAGGCATGGTCGTTGTCCCTTAGGATGCGTTGATTGAAAGGTGATTACGGATAACTTCGAGACCCTTCTCGATTCGTGAGCGTGGAAGGTCGGCAACGTCGTCAAGCGACGTCACCACCTTGTCGATTTTCAACCGCCTCACTTCGACCTCGCCGAGCTGCGCGTATGCCGCCTTGAAGGCGGCAATCGTTGCAGGGTCCGCAAGCTCAACACGTGTCGGCGTGCGCTCGATCTTCTCCCGACCATAGCGGTCGGCGAGAGCCTCGTAGGACCAAGCAAACTTGGATTGATCTTCGAAGCCCGCAAGCCGCGTCTTCTTAACGGTCGCGTACCGAGCGCCGGTTGCGTCACGGTCGAGGAAGAGGAAGAGATCGAACAAGTAGTCGAGCTTCTTCCAGCCCTCGAACGTGCGGCCGATAAGCTTCATGTCCGCTCCGTACTCCGCTTTAGCGTGCGTCGTGACGATCACGTTCATATCCAGTTGCGTCAGCAAACTGTAAAGACGCTTAGACGTCTTGTTTGCCGCGCCGTAATGGCGCCCAAACTCGCTGCCAACATCCTTCTCACACCGGTCAACCTCCGCGTCGTAGAGCGTGGTGAACGGGTCGATCACCAGCGTCAAATACGGATGGTCTGTCGCCAGCAGCGTGCGGACCTCCTCGATCACATCCTCAAGTGACGTTGTGTTAAAAACCACGCCGCCCTTGTCTTCGATCAGCTTACCGTAGTGGGCTGCTCCGTTCTCGCAGTCGATTACGTAGGGGCGCGGCATCTGTATCGCGGCCGTCGTCTTGCCTGCCCCTGCGATACCAGCCAGTAGCAGCTTCAGCCTCGGGTTGTGCTCCTCGGGTTTTTTGCCTCGTAGTTCTCTAGCCAATTGCAAATCTCCTTGCCGCGATACGGTCGCGGCCACCGGGGTTAAATCTTCGATTGGTCCTTGAGCGGGTTCGCGCGTTATTCTTCCGACTGATCGATCACACCGTGCACATACGCCAACGCCCGCGCCGACTCATGCTCCCCGTCTTCGTGCAGCTGTCTGTTTTGGCGCACAACAGCAGCAAGATGGCCATATTCGCGCCGCATCTGGTCGCGCTCCATGGTCTCGCAACACGGGCAGGTCCAGAGGCACGCCTCTCGGCAGTAGCTCCAGTCCTGCTCGAAGATTGCTTCGTCGCGGGTTGCCGCTATTGCGGACGGGCAGCTATCGCACTTGATCAGGGCTTGGTCCAGGTCGGTGGTGACGCTCACTGGCGCACCAGGAACGTGTGACCGCTCGGGCAACGGTACTCGTACATCAGCCGACCGGACATCGTCTGCGTGCGTCCGGTGAAGTAGGCCTGCATGGAGTCAACCGGGCAGGTGGCGCCAAAGGCCGAGAGCATCATCGAGAGCAAAAGGGACTGGATCAAAGGACCACCAATGCGTACGCAATAGCGGACGCGAGAAAGATTGCAGTTAAAATCAGAATCAGCGGCTCGCCCGCCATCCGCCTTCGCGCACTGCGGTCGATCGTAGCGATAGGACGGCCGACAGCTCGGGCAAGGAATCTGTGTGTCACAGCAGCGCCCCGGTCTTCGCGTCGAACGACCCCATGCGGCGCATCTCGGGGGCGCTCATCGTGGCGCCGCCGTGTCGCGGGCTTCGTCATCGTCACCCTCGCGCGGATTCGGCT